GGCAAGACAGCGTTCAAGAAAAGTGAACCAGGTCATGGTGCTGAGAAAAAAGGTAAGGGCGAAGTAGGCGGCGTTGATAAGAGAAGTCTTATTGGCGGGCGCAATTAATTAGAAGATGACATTGAAAAATATGTTATATCTCCGAGAGAATCTCAGTTTCAACGAAGCAAAAATGATCGTTGAGTCTGATGACAAAGACGGGAAGAGCTTATACATGTCCGGGATTTGTATCCAGGGCGGTATACGTAACGCTAACCAGCGTGTCTACCCTGTGAATGAGATTGGCAAGGCTGTCAAAACCCTAAACGATCAGATTCAAAACGGTTATTCAGTTCTCGGAGAAGTAGATCATCCAGATGATCTAAAAATTAACCTGGACCGAGTCAGCCACATGATAACAAATATGTGGATGGACGGCCCTAACGGTTACGGGAAGTTGAAAATACTTCCTACCCCAATGGGACAACTAATTCGCACAATGCTGGAAAGCGGAGTGAAATTAGGAGTTAGCAGTCGCGGATCCGGAAACGTCAAAGATGACGGCTCCGGTGAAGTATCGGATTTTGAGATTATCACAGTAGATATGGTAGCTCAACCCAGTGCGCCTGGCGCATACCCAACACCAATTTATGAACACCTGATGAATAGTCGCGGTGGATTAAATGCCTTACGCATAGCGCAAGAGGTGAAAGGTGATCCTAAGGCACAGAAATATCTCAAAGAGAGCTTATTAAATATAATAAGCAAACTCCAATAATAAGGAGAATCACATGTTGGATGCACTAAAATCGTTATTTGAGAACAATGTGATTTCAGAAGAGATCAAAGAGTCAATTGAAACCGCTTTCGAGGGTCGTATCAACGAAGCTCGTGAACAAGTGGCTGTTCAATTACGCGAAGAATTTGCTCAGAAGTACGAGCATGACAAGAACACTATGATTGAAGCTGTTGATCGCATGATCACAGACCAATTAGCTAGTGAACTTGTTGAATTTGCTGACGACCGCAAGCAATTAGCCGAAATGAAAGTCAAGTATGCTAAGAAGATGAAGACAGAAAGCGCAGTTATGAAGCAATTCGTAACACGTCAACTAGCTTCTGAAGTATCTGAGTTACATGAAGATCAAAAGGCAATGGCTAGCAAGTTTGGTAAATTAGAACAATTCGTAGTAGAAGCTCTTGCTCAAGAAATTACAGAATTTTACAAAGACAAACAAGACTTGGCTCACACCAAAGTTCGTTTAGTTCGTGAAGGTCGCGAACAACTTAAGAAAGTTAAACACCAGTTTGTAGAACGTGCAGCAGGAATGGTTGATCGTGTTGTTAGTGAAAGCCTAAACGCTGAACTATCATCATTGAAAGAAGACATTGATGCCGCTCGTAGAAACGACTTCGGTCGTAAGTTATTCGAAGCTTTTGCTTCTGAATATCAAACTAGTTACCTTTCTGAGAAATCAGAAACTGCAAAATTACTCAAGGTCATAGACATGAAAGAGTTAGCAATTGCTGAAGCCGCGCAAGCTGCCGCAGACGCTGTTGCTCTAGTAGAAAGTAAACAAGCAGAAATTGTGTCTTTGAAAGAAGCACAGACAAGAAAACAAATCATGAGTGAATTACTTGCTCCTCTAAACACAGAGCAACGTGATATCATGGGTGAATTAATGGAGAGTGTAAAGACTACTAAACTTAACGAAAGTTTTGAGAAGTATCTTCCATCAGTTATTTCTGGTGGTAAAGCTCCGCAGAAGAAACAGGCACTAGTAGAGGCTAAAGAAATTACCGGAAACAAAGTTTCCAACAGCAACCGTAGCAGCGAGGTAGACAACAATATCGTTGATATCCGTCGCCTAGCTGGACTAAAATTTTAAGGAGAAATTAAATGTCAGAACTACTTAATGGCCGTTGGGCAGAAACTAAAGAAGCCCTATTAGAAGGCTTATCAGGCACTAAAAAATCAGTAATGGGTGTTACACTTGACAATACTCGCAAGTATTTGATGGAATCCCCAACTGCTGGTGCCACTTCTGCCGGCAACGTCGCAACACTAAATCGCGTGATTCTTCCAGTAATCCGTCGCGTTATGCCAACCGTTATCGCTAACGAGTTAGTTGGTGTACAACCAATGACTGGACCAGTTGGCCAAATCCATACTCTACGTGTTCGTTACGCAGACAATGGCAATGGCGTTGTAGCTGGTGAAGAGGCTCTAAGCCCATTCAAAATTGCTGAAAGTTACTCAGGTAACAACGCAGATCCAGCGAAAGCCGCTTCTACAGCAACTCTTGAAGGTGCTGCAGGTAAGCGTATGTCAATTCAGATCTTGAAACAGACTGTTGAAGCCAAGACACGTAAGTTAAGTGCTCGTTGGACTTTCGAAGCTGCACAAGATGCTCAAGCTCAGCAAGGTATTGATATCGAAGCTGAAGTTATGGCTGCATTGGCACAAGAAATCACAGCTGAAATCGACCAAGAAATTCTTGCTTCATTAGCAAGTTTAGCTGGTTCAGCAACAGAAGTTTATGACCAAGCAAACGTTAGCGGTACAGCTACATTCGTTGGTGACGAGCATGCCGCATTGGCAGTTCAAATCAACCGTGTATCTAACTTAATCGCTCAGCGTACACGTCGTGGTGCTGGTAACTGGGCAGTAGTAAGTCCATTTGCTTTAACCATTCTACAATCTGCTACTACAAGCGCATTTGCTCGTACAACAGAAGGTACATTCGAAGCTCCTACAAACACTAAGTTTGTTGGTACATTGAACTCAGCAATGAAGATCTATGTAAACAGCTACGCAAACGACAGTACAGACGTATTGATCGGTTACAAAGGTTCATCAGAGTCTGATGCGGCAGCATTCTATTGCCCATACATTCCATTGATGAGCAGTGGTGTTGTTTTAGATCCATCAACATTCGAACCAGTCGTATCATTCATGACACGTTATGGTTATGTTGAGTTATCAAATACAGCTTCTTCTTTAGGTAATGCAGCTGACTACCTAGGTAAAGTTGATTAGCTAAACTTAACGTTTCCGTAAGTTGTGCTTAGACCAACTTTACCTAGGTAGTCAGCTGCATTACCTAAAGAAGAAGCTGTGTTTGACAACTCAACATAACCATAACGTGTCATGAATGATACGACTGGTTCGAATGTTGATGGGTCAAGTACAACACCACTGCTCATTAGAGGAACGTAAGGGCAATAGAATGCCGCTGCGTCTGACTCGCTTGAACCTTTGTATCCAACAAGAACGTCGTCGGATGTGCTGTATGTGTTAACATAGATCTTCATAGCATTGTTCAATGTACCAACAAACTTAGTGTTTGTAGGTGCTTCGAATGTACCTTCTGTTGTACGAGCAAATGCGCTTGTAGTAGCAGATTGTAGGATTGTCAATGCTGTTGGTGAAACAACTGCCCAGTTTGCAGCGCCACGACGTGTACGCTGAGCGATCAAGTTAGCAACACGGTTGATCTGAACAGCTAAAGCAGCGTGTTCGTCACCAACGAATGTAGCAGTACCTGAAACGGCTGCTTGGTTGTATGTCTCTGTTGCTGTTCCAGCCAAGTTGCCTAGTGATGCTAGAACTTCTTGGTCGATTTCAGCAGTGATTTCTTGTGCAAGAGCAGCCATGATTTCTGCTTCGATGTCAATACCTTGTTGGGCTTGTGCATCTTGTGCAGCTTCAAACGTCCATCGTGCGCTTAACTTACGTGTCTTCGCTTCGACGGTTTGTTTCAAGATTTGAATGCTCATTCTGTTACCAGCAGTACCTTCTAGTGCGGCTGTGTTAGCAGCTTTACCAGATGATGCGCCTGAATAAGCTTCAGCGATCTTGAACGGGCTGAATGCTTCTTCCCCAGCTACTACGCCTGCTCCAGCATATGTATCGCTGTAGCGCACACGTAGAGTGTGGATTTGACCGACGGGGCCGGTCATTGGTTGGACGCCAACTAATTCGTTAGCGATAACCGTTGGCATTACACGGCGGATTACTGGAAGTATTACGCGGTTTAATGTTGCAACGTTACCAGCAGATGTTGCGCCGGCTGTGGCGCTTTCTGCAAGATACTTGCGGGTGTTTTCTAAAGTTACAGCCATTGTTGACTTACGGGTGCCTTGTAGGCCTTCTAATAGGGCTTCCTTGGTCTCGTTCCAACGGCCTGTGAGTAGTTCTGACATTTAAATTTCTCCTTAAATTTTTAATCCAGCGAGACGACGGATATCGACAATATTGTTGTCATTCTCGCCACTACTTGCGCTGTTCGGAATTTTATTTCCTGTTACCTCTTTTGCCTCTACTAGTGCCTTACGTTTTTGTGGAGCATCGCCAGCGATTACAGCTGGTAAGTACTTGTCAAAACTGCCACGTAGTTTAGGCGTTTGCACGCTCTCTAGTAGCTCAGACATAATAGCTTTTTGCTCTCTTGCAAGAGGTGCTAATAGTTCCGCCATAACGTTTTGACGTTCTTTGCTCTCCACTAGAGCCTTTATTTCTTGATCTTTGCTTTCTGCAAGTCGCTTTGCTTGTGTTACTTGAGCTTTCGCTTCTGCAACCATCGACTCTTTCATGTCTATGACTTTGAGCAACTTAGATGTTTCTGATTTTTCGTTTAGATAGCTGTTTTGATATTCGCTAGCATAAGCTTCGAATAACTTACGACCAAAGTCGTTCCTGCGAGCAGATTCGATGTCTTCTTTTAGTTGACCGATTTCTTTTGTAAGAGTCTTTTCAACTGTAGATTCGACTAAACCAGCTGCACGTTGTACAAACTGTTCTTTAACTTTTGCAAACGCCTGACGGCCTTCGCGAACCAAACGAACCTTTGTTTCTGCAAGTTCTTGTTTATCTGTGTAGAACTCTGCGATTTCTTGTGCTAGTGCTTCAACAACAAACTGCTCAAGTTTAAAAAACTTGGTAGCCATTGTCTTTTGATCTTCGTGTAACTCTGTGACTTCACTAGCTAGTTGACGAAAAAATGAAGGAATTCGTTATTCGTCAACTAGCTAGTGA